TTTCTTTCTGTACTGCCATAGTTAGATAGAATTACGGGTTAAACGCTAGAGGTTGAAGGCTTCTTTGTATTTGGCCTTGTAAAGTTCAGGGTATTTCTCCTTGAGCTCTGCCAGACGGTCTGCCTTGTCAATCTCATCCCAGCTCATCTGGGCAAGATCCTTTGGAGCACCGGCTGCGCCGCCATTGAGGTAGTCCTTGATGGAGGGAGCGCCGGCAGCTGCCTTTGCAGGGAGGGCGTTGATGATCTCCTTGGCGGTTACCTCGTCAACCTCCATCAGCTTACGGTAGTTGTCCTTCTGATCGGCTGCGAAGCGGCCCTCAGAGACGGCCTGATTGAGGAAGGCTTCAATCTGGGCGGCCTTGGATGCCTTGAGCTGTGCTTCCAGTGAATTGACCTTCGCCTGGAGAGCTTCCACCTTGGCGGCCTCATTGGAGAGTTTCTTGACCTCATCGACGATTGCGTCTTCGGTCAGAGTCTTGAACGTATCGTTCAGGGACTTGATTTTGTCAATGAATTCCATATTCTGATTTTTTGGTGATTTGCTGTCATAGTGAGCGGCGAACTGGTAGACCTGCTCATTGGTGGGAGCGGAGCCCAGAGCCTGAGCTGCGCCGGTAAGATCATAGATCTCGTCACACAGGCCGATGCGTGCCGCCTCGTCAGCGGTGAACCAATGATCCTTACCGTCAAAGTAGGTCAGCTTGACCTGCTCTGACGGCATACCGCATTTGCGGCTGATCATATCGGCCAATGTGCCCTCAAGACCATCAATGAGGTCAGCGCACTCACGCATATCACGTGCACCGCCTTTGCAGGATCCGGAGACGGAGTGAAGCATAAGGCGGGAATAGCGCGACATATGGAGCGGCTTGCCACAAAGGGCAATGATACCGGCAATGGAGGCGGCCAGGCCGTCTACAAAGATATTCACGTTGGACTTGCTGTCCTTCAGGGCGTTGAATATGGCAATGCCGGCAAATACCTCTCCGCCGTTGGAGTTGATGTGAACGTCAATGAAAGGGTACTCCTGGGCAAGATATGCCATCTCGGAGACTATCCTTTCCGGAGAGACGCCCTCATCACCGCCAATGTCCCCGTACAGCATGACGGAGACGCGGCCGTTTCCGGTCGGAACAAGATTGAAAAATTTTCCTTTGGGCATAGGCATTTGTGAGTTATTAAAAACTTTCGGCGCAAATATGGCTTCTATCATAATAATTTGCAATTCCAAGATTTAATTAATAATGTATTTTAATATTGGCACTATGGTTAGATAATATTATTTAATATTAAAAGTTGTAAATAAGGCAAGTAGAAGCCATTTTTGCGAAAAAGTTTTACCGTATGGCAAACAACCTGAAAAACACCCAGAAGAAGAACATAGCCAAGGAGCTCTACCTGCACGGTGATTTCACGCTTGAGGAGATCGCCGCCAAGGTGGATGTGACCAGGCAGACCATAGCACGCTGGGCAAGAGAGGACGAATGGTCCAGCATCAAGGCCACTATGACCGTGGGCAAGGCCAATACCCTCAAGAATATGTACGCGCACGTGCAGCGCATCAATGAAGCCATCCTGCAACGCGAAGAGGGTGACCGCACCCCTACGCCCAAAGAGGCGGATATCCTTTCAAAACTGGCTTCCGCCATAGACAAGCTGGAGAGCGAGACCGGCATCAGCGAGCTGGTCAGCTCCGGCATTGAGTTCATCTCCTGGCTTCGCGGCGTAGACGCTGAGAAAGCCATTGAGTTTGCCTCCCTTTGGGATGCCTTCCTGAAAGAAAAGTTCTAGCCTATGAAGGAGATTGACAAGAAAGCCCGGCAGACGTGGGAGCAGTTTATCAGCGACATACGCAAATCCACGCCCACGGAAAAGCTGACTACGGCCGAAAAGGAGAAGAAAAAGGCCTATCTGGAGAAGCACCCCGTAGAATGGATGCAGTATTTCTTCCCCAATTATGCCGTCTGTCCTTTTGCACCCTTCCAGAAGGAAGCCATCAACAGGATCTGCCGCAATGATGAGTGGTTCGAGGTGTGGAGCTGGGCCCGTGAGCTCTCCAAGTCAGTCACCTCAATGATGCTGGAGCTCTTCCTGATGCTTACCGGCAAGAAACGTTACCTGCTGATGGTGAGCGCTACGCAGGACGCGGCCATCAGGCTGCTCTCCCCCTACCGCGCCAACCTGGAGGCCAACGGCCGCCTCATAGACTTCTATGGGGAGCAGGTCTCCATAGGCAAATGGGAGGAAGGACACTTTGTCACAAAGAGCGGCCTCACCTTCCTGGCGGTAGGTTACGGCAATGCGCCCCGTGGTACAAGGAATGAATCCGTCCGTCCTGACATCATTGACATAGACGACTACGACACTGACAAGGACTGCCGCAATCCCGTCATCCTGGACAAGAAGACGGAGTTCATTGAGCGTGCCGTTATCCCCACCCGTTCGGTCAGTACGCCCACCCTCATACTGGCAAAGGGAAACCTCATTGCCAAAGACACCTGCATAGCCAGGATGGGAGCGAAGGCAGACAAGCATATGATCATAAACATAGTGGACAAGAACGGGAAGAGCAGTTGGCCGGAGAAAAACTCCCAGGAGCACATTGAGCGCGTCAAGGCTACCATCTCCACCGGTGCCTTCCAGGCAGAGTATATGAACAATCCCATCCATGAGGGAAAGGTCTTCAAAAACCTCCCCCTGGGCAAGATGCCGGCCCTGTCCAAATTCAAGTTCCTTGTCTGCTACGGAGACCCCTCCACCTCCAATAATGGCAAGGCTGCCAGCTCCACAAAAGCCGTCTGCCTCATCGGCAAGATCCGTACGACATTTTATATTCTGAAGGCCTTTGTGGACCGTCCCTCCAACGCCGTTTTCATTGACTGGTATTACCAGTGCAAGGCGTGGGTGGCAGGCCGCGTGCCGGTGTTCTATATGGTGGAAAACAACTCCCTCCAGGATCCCTTCTATGAGCAGGTCTTCCTGCCGCTCATCCGGGAGGAGAACCAGCGGAGGGGAGACAGTCTCTTCATCACCGGAGACGCCCGGCCGAAGACGGACAAGGCCTCACGTATAGAGGCTAACCTGGAGCCCATTGACCGCAATGGCGCCTGGCTGTTCAATGAGGATGAGGCCGATAACCCCCATATGAAGGAGCTGCTGGACCAGTTCAAGCTCTTTGAGATGACCCTTCCCTATCCGGCCGATGGCCCCGACTGCGTGGAGGGTGCCATTGCCGAGATAAACCGCAGGACCATCCTTGACGGCAGCACAGTGGACACCATTTCAAGGGCAAGCCTCATTGACAGTTCACAGAGGATGTAAGCTTTAAAACGCCAATTAAATACTATTTTATATATGAGCCAATTCATAACACTGGAAGACTACGATGCCAGCATTCACAGGGAGATACTGGATGCTCTCCTGAGGCATGACAGCGAGATTCAAGACTCCGCCATCATAGAGATCTGCGAAGACCGCGCCATTGAAGAGATGCGCAGCTATATGGACAAATTCTATGACTGTGACGCCATCTTCGGTGCCACCGGCACAGACAGGAACCAGCTTGTGCTTATGATGGCACTTGACATTGCCATCTATCACATTTTCTGCCAGCATAACCCCTACAAGATGTCACAGGTGCGGAAAGACCGCTATGACCGCGCAGTGGAATGGCTCAAGGCCGTAGCAGCCGGCAAGATCACCATTGCCGATGCGCCCAGGCTCCCTGAAGAGACGCAGGCGGCCAATTCACCCTGGCAGATCGCCTCAGAAATTTTGAGACCAACTCATATTTAACCAGTAAACACCATGGAAGAAACGAAAAAACGCGGCAGACCCGCAGCCAAGAGAGAAATAACCTCAGCGGGAGCCGCTGACATCCGGCCCGGCCAGAAGGACCCCACAATAATCCTGCAGAGTCCGGAGCTGTTCCACTTTGACATTGCCCGCTATATGGCGGGCCTACTGAGCGCTTCCGCCATAGACTTCTATAACAGGACTGTGCTCTATGACCTCTATCACTCCATAATCACCACTGACGGACACCTCTCCGGCATTATCAACAAACGCGTGAGCGCCGTGGCGCGTGAGCGCTTTGAGTTCCAGCGGGACGGAAAACCGGTGGATGAGGTTAATGAGCAGATAAGGAGCCCCTGGTTCCGTGCGTTCATCAAAGATGCCGTCAAATCAAAGCTTTGGGGCTTTACCCTGTGCCAGTTCAGGCGCGACGAGCGCGGCTGGATAACCTATGACCTCATAGACCGCAAACATTATGACCCCGTCAAGCGTGAGATCCTTCTTTATGAGACCGATGTGACGGGCGTGCCGCTGGAGGCCTTCTCCAACTGCCTGGTCATCTGCGACGATCCCCGCGGACTGGGCCTACTTGCCACCTGTGCGCCTTATGCACTTTACAAAAGAGGCAATCTGGGAGACTGGGCCCAGTTCTGCCAGATCTTCGGGATGCCCATCCGTGAGTACACCTACCCGGTCGGTGACGAAGAGGCCCGTAAGCGCCTCCTTGACGATGCCCGCAAACAGGGCGCAAATGCCGTATATATCCACCCGGAAGGCTCCGGCATGACATTGCATGAAGCGCAGGGAAAGAGCGGCACAAACGACCTTTATGAGCGCTTTACTGCCAACTGCAATGACGAGATGTCCATTGCCGTCCTGGGCAATACCCTCACCACAAAGTCCAGCGAAAACGGCACGCAGGCCCTGGGCACCGTGCAGGCCAAGGAGCAGATGAAAATCACGGAGGATGACGTGCAGTTCATCCTGGATCTTCTCAACTACGATATGACGGAGATCTTCGCGGCCCTTGGAGTGAACACCAAAGACGGCGAGTTTGTCCGCGTGGAGCAAAAATACCAGGACAAGCAGGTGCAGATCAACGTAGTCTCCAAGCTCAAGGAGATGGGCCTGCCGATGTCGGACGATTACCTCTATAAG